AAACACCTTCAACGAAAGCCTCTTGAGCTGATGGGTCAAATACCACATCTGCTGCTGTAGTTAATACAAAATCATCTTGCACTTCATTATATCCCTGACGAGTCATTCTCAAAGAACCCAATCCCCTAGATGAAACACCGATTTTTACACCATCATCTAGTAGATTTTCAACAATTTTACCCATTGGAGTACTGAGGACTTGTGCTTTTCCTCTATAGTAATAGCCATCTCTCACTAAGTCTTTAGTCATGATGGCTGCTCTTTCAGGGTTAACAACCGGCTCTGCCGGGTGGTTGAGTTCTCCCAAAGCTCTTGATTGAGAGATATAATCTTTTCTATAAGCTTCTACAGCTTTGTCCATTACGTGTTGAGGGTAAACACGGCCATTTCTATTTTGTTTTTCTGCTTGTAAGAATGGTCCTTGGATATATTTTTTCTTCTGGTCCTTACCTTCTGTAAGTACCTCAAGGTCACTAAATGAAATATCTTCTTTAATTAATTTCATTATTGCCCTCTAAATACGATAATTGCATTAGGACTTGTGCCAGAAATGACTACATTACCTTTTGCTTGTGTGATTGGTACACCACCAGTCATATTAAAGTCCCAATTACCAGTTGCATAAGCTCTACCATCTACTGTAATAGCATTTGCACCCATGTTTTTAATGGATTCAATTTTAATTGGTCTCATATAGTGATTGATATTCTTTTCATCTGAATCAGATGCTGGTGATTGGTCTGGCCCATAAATGTTTTTTACTTGATAAGTAAATGTAAAATCATCAGAATCAAGTGTTTCAGCAGTATCAATCAAGTATACTACTCTATTGCCTTGAGATGAACCTTGAATCCCTACGGATTTACTAACAACTGTATTTGCCATATCTTATTTATTCCTTTATGTACCTGCGTAATTACGAGACCTTGTTTTTACTCTTTTCTTCGTAATTCTTGATTTTAGTGCAGCTAGTTTCTTTTTACCAGCTCCCATTGCTCTTTTAGCTCTTTTTAATTTGATACCTGTTCTTCTTAGTCTAGCTTTTTGTGTACCAGTCTGTGGAATGCATCTATTACCCTGTAATCTAGTACCCTTTGGACATCTTTTTCTTTTTGTAATTCTACCTTTAGCTCTTCTAAAAATAACTCTTGCCCTTCCTGGTTGTGCTTCATCAAATGTAGTCATCCCATGTTCTAACGGGTCATCTGCATTTTCAGGTAAATCTTGGTTTACTAAATCAAATGAATCAGCAAACATAGCATCTTTAATTTTTAGGTAATTATTTACACCATCATCATAGTGGTCTCTCATACCATCAATTTCAAATTCTACATCCATCAACTCACCAAACTCATCAGGTATAAAGTCATAGAAAGTCTCTGGACATGAACATGTACCAGCATCTTTTTCATCATCTGGACAGTCACATATAGAATCATTTAGGTCAGTTTCTAGAGCTTCATCTAAAGTAATTTCATAATCAAATTCTACTGTTTCAGCAAATTTCTCAATAGCTACTTCATCATGAATTTCTTGTAAAGTATCTTCATCGATAATAGCGTCAGTACTTACATCAATACCTTCAGCGACCTGTGCTTTTACTTTAGCACGGTAGTCATCGAATTTACTACTTTTCCAATCTCTAAGATTCGTCATTTGTTTCTTCTGTCTCTGTTTTTTGTTCTGGCATAATAAAATCTTTTGCCATAGATGCTTTCATATCTGCTAATTTTTCAAAAGCTTTTTTGTCAAGCTTTTCTTTCGCACCAGACACGAAACCTTGTTCGTCATTTAACAGTTCCTTAAGTCCACTCATAATTTATTTATACTCCCTTAGCCTCTAATCATGTCCATCTCCAATTGGAGATTTTGTTTTAGTTCTTCCTCAAGCTCGTCTTTTTCGCCCTTGCCTTCGTCATATAGAGCTTGCCCATTTAACTGAACACCACCAGGTAATTCAGTATTCTCATACTTTTTCAAGTTTGAGCCCCACTGCATTTTAAGTAATGCTGTAGAATACTTTTTAATCCATATATCATTGTAAACATCTCCATATATCTCAGGGTCAGTTGCTTCATAACATTCAATTAAAAAGAACTCTCCCTTTTTCGGACGCTTCCAATCAACGTCTAGATATAATCTATTTTTAGCTTTACTAAATCTTAAAGCTGGTGATGTGTTAAGTAGGAAATCTATATGTTCAACATACATCTTTTGTATGTAATAACCAGTAATACCTGAACCTGCAGCATTACCATAGAATGCATCAAAGTTATTTAAGAAGTATTGGTATTCATAATTGTACATACCAGACTGAGCAAAGCTATCTACTTTTGCTACTCTTGTAATTTGCAATATATTTTCAGGTATTCTAATACCAACTTGGCCACCTTCCACTAGTGCATATGAATCTCTTAAATATAATTGTTCTTTTTGATAGTTCTTTCTAAATACTTTATTATCTGAATCTAGTGGTAAATCACTATCAATTTTGACGTAGATATTAAAGCCACTATCTGAATCAGTACCAGCACTAGGATTGTGAAATACACGGGCTCCTTTTTTAAACTCTGAATCATGACTAAAAGTTGGAGCTGTAATATCTTGATGACGTCTTTGATTTTCTGCAATAAGTTTAGCATTTACTTCTAACACCCTGTATGTTCTTTCGTTACCATCATAATGATACTCTTGGTACATCTTCACGGCATCATCTATGCAATCTTCTAACTGCACATCAGAGACTTCTACGTTTACCACTGGTGCACCGCACCTACGTAGCATGTAGTCAGCTAATCCTTGTTTACTCTTTGGTAGTGCCATCTATTTTTTCCCGTGATTCGTACATATCCATTTGGTCTTCTTCAGTATTTATTTGACCTTTATCGATTTCTTTCATAATTTCACGGTCAATCCTAGCAATATCGTCTTCAGACTGTGCTAAGATGATTTTACGCACATATTCGATTGAGAAGTATTTACCTACATATTCAGTAGCATCTCTTAATAGATTCATTCTGTCAGTAAGTAATTCTACATCTTTTAGTTCTTTAAAGTGTGTATCTTCTACAAAGTCAAATGTAATATGAGTTCTCATATCATCAAACTCTTCAGCAGTACAGATACCTTTTAATGAACATTGTACTCTTAAAATTTCGTTAAATAATTCACCAAATTGTTTTTTCAGTCTAGCAACAAACTTACCAAACTTAAGTTCATCTCTTGAAATATCAGATGCTCTACCAATTTGGAATGCTGTATCAGCACCATTTATTCTAGACAAAGGTACGTTTAGAGCTTCATATAATTTGTTCTTAAAATATATGATATCGTCGAGGTCACCAAGATTCTGGCCACCAGGTAAAGTGGTAATCTCTGTTGCTCGTCCGTCTCTTCTTGGTAGCCAGAAATCTTCTAAAACACTCATAAACTTACGGCTATCTCTAATAGCACCTGTTGCTGGGTCGTAGTCTATTTTGTTTCTAAATCTATTTTGCATATCTCTAAGATACTGCTCAGCTTTAATCTTTGGTAGATTACCAACATCAATATAGAATATTCTTCTTTCTGGAGCTCTTGCTATTCTATAAACAATCAATGAGTCTTCCATAGACCTTAGGTTATTAAATGCTTTTACAGCTTTATCTAAATAACCAATAATCATACCTTTGTTTTTATCTACCATACCAGATGGACAGAATATTACAGAGTCTTTAGATAATTTAACTGCTGCACCCATGTCTCCATCAGGCATAAATTCAAAATGTTCTTCAATATCTTCTAGGAATGGCATTCCTGTTTTAATATTTTTAGAATAGATTGGTTTGATAATTCTTTTCATTTTAATAGAGTCAATAGGTCTTAACTCTTGAATACCATCTTTTGGATTTTTAGAATCAATAATTACTTGATAGTATAGTCTACCATCAATATACCAGTTTCTAAATGTTTCATAAGATTTCTTTTGGAATCTTAATAGTTCTAATGTTTTTTGGAATTCTGTTCTAATCAGCTCTTTAATTCTGTCATCCATATTTAGATTATCTAACCTAATAGATACAGGAGCTCTATCATGTTCTACTACAAAAGCTTCATTTACAATATCATCAATAGCCATATCAGCTTCTGGATAAAGTGCAACTTCTCTATATGTAGAAATTAAGGCGTGCTCGGTTCTGGCTTTATCGTCTTGTTCATACGTATAGCCTATACGACCACCAACCGGTAAATCAGTTCCATCGTCTAACTGAACCGGTACTGGAGAGGGTATTTTAGGTGATTTTTCGGGTGAGACTAACTCAAAGCCAAATAAATCTTCTTTCTGTTCTGCCATGTTTCTCCTAACACTAAATTTTTATAATATACCGCTTTAGTATTATACTAAAACGTACGCAATAATTCTTAACCGACGTTGTCGGTAGTGTTCGAAGTCCAGAATTGATATCTGATAGTTGCAGAGAACTCTGATATTGTATCGGCTGTGTCAAAAGATACATCAATTGGATCGATTGTAGTTGGGAAACAACCACGTAGAACTATTGATTTATTTACTTCACCATCTTTGCCGATTTGTTCGACAGTCCAATCTTGAACGAACGAGCTAAAATCAGTAGCATCAATTCCGCCTGCGGAAGTATTACCGACATGCGTATTAATATTATTACTCCAAGATTCCATCGCATTCCTAATGGCAAAGTTGTTGTCATTTATGACTGTAATTGTCCAAGGTTGGAATTTTCTGTCACCTGGAAGATATAACTCCCTACCACGATAAGGAACCATAATTTCTGTAAGTTCAGAACCAGGCAATTGTGCAGTTTTAATCATAAATGAACCAAGTTGAACTAAGCCTAAACCAGTTGTATCAGTGTTTGTGACACCAGCTGGAAATTGTGGGATTACTCTAAATTGGTTGGCTCTAGCACCACCACCGATTAAAGCTGCTTTAAAATCATCTATTCTTGCCATATTCTTATGCTCCTGCTACCTCTTCAAAACTTACCCCACTTCGTACCGCTACAAAGTTTAGAGTAATGAAGTTAATTGAACGATTCGGTTTGATGAATATATCAGCTACGAATCTGTTTGAATCGATTACTGCAGCAGTATTGTTTGAAGCATCACAGACTACTTTAAAGTCTGTCATTCCTCTTCTTGACTTAACATCAGCCAAGAACGGTTCGACTGCTGCTACGAAATTTGCTCTTGTAAAGTCATCGTTAAACTCGAACAATTGGAACTTAGCAGCTGTAGCAATTGCTTTTTCTAAGACAATGAATAACCTTCTAACATTAATTCTGTCAAATGCTGATGGTTTGCTTAGAGCTGTTTTATCACCAAATAGTAATGTACCCTGTCCTTTAAATGTTACGACTGGGTTAACTCTTGATTTGTAAAGTTCATCTCTTTCAGCTTGTGATGGATTGAAATGTAATTTAACTACGTTTTTATAGAATCCTCTATTCAAACCTGCTGGTGAGAACCAAGCATCGTTTGTAAATTCAGCCCTTGCACAAACTCCAGCGGTATCTGCATTTAACGGCATGTTAAAGAACTCGTCATTATATCTATCATATTGACGTTTCCAACCTGAATCAAATACACCGTATGAGTTTGAATTCCAATCTGAGAAGTAATCAACTATTTTTCTAGCTGATGGACTGTTTACAGCCACTGTTTCTGACGGTGACATAAATGCCATTGCATCTTTTCTTTCTTTTGCACCAGCCATTACATATTTACCGACTGTAGAACTATGTTCACCAGTAATTAGTAAGTTTACATCTTCAGTTTCAGCATCTAGTAATTTATCGTATGCTGCCATAATAGCTGCATCACTTACAGCTGAACCATCATTACCATTCTTAAGCGTTGCTTTATAGATTGGTGTACCAGAAGTATCTGATGGTAAATCTGAATCATAAGTTCTTTTCAATGTAGCAAATGAACCTCTTGCGATACTTGTAATTGTAGCACCTGGTGTATAGTTTGCTCCACCAGCTCCTGTTGCATTTGTTCCAAAGTTATTTACTAAGTAAATCCATTCTGATTGTTCGTTAATTTTATTTACAAAGTAGTTATTAGCATTGTTTCCATCTTTACTGTTTGCAGCTTTAGATAGGAAAGGATAAGTTTCTAATACTTCGTGAGTAGTACCAGTTGGTCTGTCATTTAATGTGTAGACCATAACGTGGACTTCATCTCTTAAATCTGAGTCATAAGTTTTTGCCCACTCTGATGTACCTGGTACTGAGTCAAAGTAATCTCTTAATTTAACTGAACCAAATACGTTTGTTGTGTTGTAAGTATCTGAATCCAATGCACTGTCTACAATTAGTACACCAATGTCATTACCCAAACTACCTGGGAATCTTGCGTATACTGTAGATGTTAAACCTGAGATGTCTGATGTAAAGTCTGTTTCGTTTTGGATGTTTGCATCTGAATCAACTGCATTATCGGAGTCACCCATTGAAGCGTTTAAAGCTCCAGTTGCAGCTGCACGAACTACTTTACAAGCATTTGCATAAGATAGGAAATTAGCGGCTGCATACCAGTCATCTCTAACGTATCCAGCATTAGTTCCTTTTCTTGGAAATCCGTGTTTGTTTAATAAATCTTGCTCTGAAGAAATGAGTGTGACTTCATTTACAGGACCCCACTCAAAACGTCCTGCAAAACCACCGATCGACGTAGCGACTGCTGGTACAATATTTGTAAGGTCTGTTTCTTTGACCTGTACTCCTGGGCTTACTAGAAATGCCATGTATGTGACTCCTTAAGAATTCTTTATAGTTTATTTATTTTTTAACAATCTACTGAGGTTGTTGTTCCACACCTCTTCTACAGTTCTATTTATAAATGACACAAATTAGAAATTTGGGTCAAAGTTCTGATAAACCTTGTCAAACCATTCGGGTTTTTCATCTTCTTCTGTATTAATAGGTGTCCACAAATCTCCATTTTGGTCTCTATCTGGCATATATGTATCATTTTCAGATAGCCAACCGATAGGCATATCATCTTTATCTTCTTGCTGCTCTTTATACATCAATCTAGATGTATTCAATTCAGTAAGCTCTTTCCAATGTTCACAACCTGTGGCCCAACCAAACAATACTAAACACATAACTAGGTCATCATTTGTGCCTGGCTCAGCTGCAAAAGCTGAACCTGATTCACCTTTTCTTACAAAAGTTGTGAGTTCTACATATATATCATAATCTTCTA